TGCCATAGTTGCTTCCTCCTTTTGCTTGTTTATAAATCATAATTAACTTGTTGTCACTGACTTAATTTGAAAATCTGCCGCCGTAAATTCTTCTGTTGCATCTGACATGGCATCACTTGGATTATTTCCACCAAAAGCAACAGCGCTACTAGATGTAGTTCCTTGACCACCAAGTCCATATCTTGCAGTAGATAAATCAGCTATTTCTGTCCAAGTTGAACCATTAAATAATTCTGTGTTTGCTTTATACCCTGGAGATGGACTACTGCTTCGGTATCCTCCAGCTATTATTCCATCAGTTGCAGTTCCCCCTCTAGACATCATATTATTTCTTCCAGTATTTAAATCCCCTGACTCTGTCCAAGAACTTCCATCCCAAACTTCGTTAGTGCTAGTGGTTGCAGTTCCCGTATATCCTCCAGAACATAACGCTGCTGTATAAACTTGACCCACTCCTGTGGCACCTCCGTGATTGGTGTTTAAGTCATTAACTTCTGTCCAAGAAGATCCATCCCACGACTCTGTTATTTTTACGTAATTAGGTGCTCCTGGAGCTGATTGACCACCGAAAAGTAAACTTGCAGTTTGAGTTCCTACTCCTCCGCCTGCATTTGATCTTGCTGTGTTTAAGTCATTTACTTCTGTCCAAGCTGTTCCGTTCCAAGACTCTGTTAACGCAGATCTTCCGCCAGGGATAGAACCAGAATATATAAGACCTGCCGTCGTGGTTCCTGAGCCAACAGATCCTTCAGAGAATCTTGCTGTATTATTTTCTGCTATTTCAGTCCAAGATGTTCCGTTGTAATTTTCATTTAAATCTTTATAATTTCCTGGTGAAACTACTCCTCCTACACCAATTGCCGCTGTTTGAGTTCCAAAATTAAACATTGCCATTCTAGCAGTATTTAATGCTCCACTCGATGCCCAAGTTCCAATAGGCGCTCCGCCCGTGTTAACTTGTTTAAATTGTCCTGTTGTAGAGTTGTAGTAAAAATCTCCAGTAATCGCGTCAGCATAATCTGCTGCTGGTGTTGTTGATGGATCTAAACCTGAGAAAGCCCATTCTTCGGTAGCTGTAGTATTTGCAGTAGAACTTGTTGTTGCTCCACCAAATATTATGGATGTAGTGTTAGGATTTCCTCCGGCTGTCCCAGCTGAACCTAAATAAGCTCTAGCAGATGATACATCATTTACTTCAGTCCACGAAGATCCGTCCCAAAGTTCACAGGCGGCATTTGGATTATATCCTGGTGCTCCAGTTCTACCTGATGCTACTATAGCAGATGTCTGTATTCCACTTCCACCACCTAAATGTCTAGCCGTATTTAAATCATTTACTTCAGTCCAATTCGTGCCGTTCCAACTTTCAGTCCCGGATACACCTTCACCCTCTACAGCTAAAGCAGCTGTTTGAGTTCCAATGGCTTGTCCCATAAATCTATTTCTAGCAGAATTTAAATCATTTACTTCAGTCCACGACGAACCATTCCAAGTCATTGTTGATGCTGTAAGAGGAGGTGCATTACCACCAAAAACCAATCCTGCAGTATAAACTCCAGCTGAGGCTGCTCCAGTTCTAACAGGTGATACGTCTGCAACTTCTGTCCAACTAGATCCATTCCAATTTTCAACAACACCTACAACTGCTGCAGGTGAAGCACTATAACCTCCAGCAACTAATCCTGAATTTTGTGTTCCTAATCCTGCACTTTGATTTCTTGCTGTGTTTAATTCTGCTATTTCACTCCAACTAGCACCATTATATTGAAAACTATCTCCAACTATAGCCCCTGGTCCGTCTCCTGAACTACCAGCAGTTGTTACTGAATCTCTTCCACCAAAAGCACCTTGAAGAGTCATATTTTTTGGTAAGTTTCCACCACTAGACCATGATCCTGCATAAGGATTATCTGCTAATGCTTGTGCATACGGTGTTGGATCTTCTGTACGGGTTGTAACTTGAAACCCCTTTATACCTTTATAATTAGACATAGCTATTATTTATCCTTTAATAGCCAACCTTGAGTAGAGTCTACGTAAACCAATGTAAAACCAGCTCTCTCGGTTGACACTGTTAAATCTGCTGCAGAACCCTGGATCTTGTGTGAGTTTCTTCCTACTGTTAAATTGTTAGTATCAAAAGTACCTGCGTAATCTATAAAAGTTATTTCATCACCAATCGTTGCTGATGATGGTAGTGTTGCCGTGAAAGCTGCTGATGTTGTATTACAAAAATATCCTTCTCCTGCTACTGCAGTGAAGCCTGAAGTTTTAACAGCTTGGTATGATGTACCACCTGATACTTCAGCAAAAGATAATTGACCAACACCCGTGGTTCCTGAACCTGATACCGATGCAACTTTTAAAAATCTGTCTGCTGTAACATTTCCTGTAGGGAATTTTAATTCGTATGATTGACCACTTGAGTGCGGCGGACTGGTCAGCTTTATTCCGTGAGAATTGGATTCGCAATTAAGTTGAATTGAACCTGGATTTGTTGCACCCATCGCTTCAATTACACCAGTTCCTTTTGGTCTTAATTTTAAGTTAAGGTTTGAATCACCTCCAACTGCACCGATTTGTGCACCACCACCTGTTGCAGCGTTTGTTATGTCCACGTGATTTACTGCAGATGATGTAGTTTCAAAAATTAATTGTTCGTTTCCATTTTCATCTCTAATACCATGAGCATCATCGAAATCTATCATGAAAGAATTAGTGTCTAAATTACCACCTAGTTGCGGTGATGTATCATCAACAACGTCTCCACCTGTTTGAATTTCAATCATTTTTGGATTTGTTGTATCTGGGTTACCAGAGGCAAAAATTATTTTAGTTGTTTTTGTTGTAGCAGAATAAGTAAAGCTATCGCCAGATCCTGTAGCATATTTAAATTGTACTGTGTACGCGCCTGATGTTGAATTTTTTAAAATGTAAAAGTTTTGAACATCGTTTGGAATTGTAACAATTTGATTACCTGTAATTGTTCCTGTAAATTCTATCATTCTGTGTGCAAGTTCTGCACCAGTTGATCCATCACTAACTGCAAGAGCGGTTGTCTGTGCTCCACCAGCTATGGATTTTTGTATAAACCCACCAGCTATCTGTTCGATAATTTCTAAATTGGTATTAGTTTTTGTTCCCCATGTACCGGCGTTTTCGCCAGTAGCCATTTTTTCTATACCCAAAGGTGTAAATGTTGATGCCATATTAAGCTGCTTCTCCTGTTACATCGTTATAGCTTGTATTTGAGCCAGTTGCAACATCCGAATATGAAGTATTCGAACCTGTTGAAATATTACTATACGATGTGTTTGAACCCGTGTCAATATCTGCATAAGCTTTAACATTTACTGCTCCTATGCTTACGGTAGCTGATTGACCTGTTAATCCCATAACTTGATCTTTTGGATCTATGGAACCTACAGCTCCTGAGAAAGATACTCCTGTTAATCCCATAACATCTGCAGGTGCTAAGGCTCCCACTGTAGCCGTAGCTGCTTGACCCGTTAATGTAATGGCTACAGAACCTGTTCCTAATATTGTACCTAAACTAAAGTCTGCTTGTACTCCTGTTAAAGTTACATCTTCGTTTGGTACAACAACAGATCCTAATGAAGTTGTTATTGAAAAACCAGTAGGAAAAACAGCCGTTCCAACAAAGGCGATTGAAGTGCCTAATGTAGAAGTCATTGATAATCCTGTTATTGATACGTCTTCGTTTGGAGCAACAGCTGTTCCTAAACTTGAAGTAACTTCTTGCCCTGTTAAACCCATAAATTGATCTGCAGGATCTACTACACCAATTGCAGAAGTAATGGACTGACCAGTTATTGTTGGTGTTACAGAAACATCTGTTGATGCTGTTCCTTGAGATGATGTAATCGAGAAACCAGTAACTGATACCGATTTAGGTATAACTGGTGATATAGAACCAACAGATCCTGTAAAAGAATTTCCTGATAGTGTAATATCAGCAGTTCCTGTTAGTGTTAAAGAACCAATATTAAAAGTTGCAGATACTCCTGTTAAGGTAACTGTTTCGTCAGCAAGTTGTCCCCAACCGCTATCACCCCATGCTTTTGCACCCCAACCAGTTGCAAGTAAAGCATCTTCATTCCAATATGCTTGTCCCCAGGTGAATCGACCCCATCCTGATTGAACCGACATAGTGGTCCTCCTATGCTAATCTTATGATTGCGTTTGATGCGTCTGCTGCAGGAAATTGAATTGTAAAAGTTCCATTAGTCGCTGTTTTGTCAGAACCAAATGCAATTACACAAACAGCGTCAGTTGTGCTTGAGCCACCATCTGTTGTTGTGTTGTAAATTAATGCACCGTTCGCCGTGAAAGAAGCTGATGAAAAAGAAACATCTGCAAAATCTGTAAACGCTGTTGTTGAAGATAGAGAGGCACCTTGATTTGTTAAAGTTGCTCCACCTGCAGTGTATGCAGATCCAGATGTGTTTGTGATTTCTTCTGAAGTTGAATAATCAGTTGTAGCTGCACCTAAACTTGCATCACTATCAAATAAAGCTATTTTAAAAGTGTGTCCACCAGAACCTGATGATTGAAAATCGTGTTTGCCTTGTAAAAGTTCTTGTTTAAAACTAGAACATATTGCCGATGTTATTGCCATAATAAAACTCCTTAAGGGGTTCGTGAAGGTATGGGTATCCTAACAGTTCCATCTGTATAATCGTCTCTTCTTCGTCTACCGATTTGTTCGGAACCAAACCTTTCAACTTCTTGTTTATACTTATTTTCATATAGTGTCAACATATCCGTAGGACCTTTTAAAAAGCCATAAGTCTCTGCTAGACAGCAATATAATAGGCCATTAGGGAAATTTAAGCTAATATAGTTAGTTTGATTACTAGACTCTAAAGTAGCTGGTGCTTTGTTAAAATGAACTCTAAATTTATAATTTGTATTAGGAGTGGGAGATAAGAATATACGCCCAGAATTAGTGTCTGCATCTCCAGTGGCATTACCAAACATTGCATAATATTTTGGTTTGCCTTGAGCAGCAGATGTGCCTGTGATGGGTTGATATTCTTGAAGATATGTTACATCTTTTTTTTCTAACCAAACATTACTACCTGTTAAAACGGCACTTGAATCATAAACTTGTATGCCTCTAATAAACAAAGCACCTGCTGGACAGTTAATAGTTTCTTGTCCTGGAACTAAATTACCTGATTGTTGTCTTCTATCTGCATCAATAGGAACATCACGCATTATTCTATATTGTGCATTTAAGATAATATTTTCTAAAATATCTGTCGTTAACACATTGGAGTCTGTTTCTGTGTAGTTTCTAATCTGTGTAACTAATGTATCGTAGCTTATTCCTGCCATTACGCCTCCTGAGTAACGGGTCCTGCTGTTACTAACGACCCTCCCGCATTATCTGTTACTGTTGCATTTGATCCGCAATCAAATACATAAGTGTTTGTTGTTACACTACTTATACTAAATCCTGACGAATTTTCAAACACTGTAAATGCTAACCCCCCAGGACTTCCATCAACATTTCTAAATCTTACCGTATCACCGTTAGATCTTCCATGATTAGATTCTGTAACAGTGACACTAGCAGATCCAGATGTTAAACTAAAAGGATTACTAGGTAAAAGATTTTGAGTTACTGGTTCTGTTCTAGCGGGTTTAGCATTTGGAAGACCTTCTGGATCAGCTCCGTGAGCCCTAGGATTTAATTGTGGTTGTTTTGGTTCGAATTCTGAAATATGAACTCTAGATCCATTCCATTCTTTAACCATTTCATTATATGGAAAAGCCTGTCCAGAACGATCAGATATAAATTTTGCATATTTACCTTTTGAAAAATTAGACATTTGGATAATAAGTTTTTGGGGTTATAAAAGAACTTGATGAAGATCCATCTTCTGCTAAAGCTCTTTGTAATTCATCTTCGTAATATAATTTCATTTGTTGAGATAATTCAGGTCTAAATTTTTGTGCTAAATAAAAAGCCAAACCCGATACCATGCACGGAACAAATCTATAAGGAACATCTGTTGCATTAGTGTAATCTCCAATATCTTGAATTCTTTTTACATAATAGTAATTAATTTTATTACCAGCCTCTGATGATCCTGGTGTTAAATATAGAGTTATTGTCACTTTATCTATAAATCTCTGTACGTAATATTGTGATGGTTGGCCAGTTGAAGTCTTATTTGATAAACCTTGGTATGTGGATCTGTTGATTTTTGTAAGTGGTGTATCTACATTTGAAGAATTTCTATACACAGCTTCTAATACATCATCGACACCAAATATTGCAGTAGCATCAGATGTGCCATCCGCAGAAGATCTAAACATAGTATATACAGCTTGATCTGCAACTAATGTGATTGAATTGTTTCCTATCTGCCAATAATGAAGTCCTCGATTACCCCACTCTTGAAAAAGAATATTAAGAGATCTTCTTGCTTGACGTAGTTGATTACCAGAAACACTTTGCAATCCAATTCTCTCATATGCTTCTTCAATTATTTCATCGATAGCAAATGTTTTATCAAAAGTTGTTGTTCCCGAAGTAGTGTTAGCCATTTAACCTCCTACTTATCTAACAGAATAGTAGCAGCTGTTAAATTTGAAATTGCAGATACTTTCATTCCACCTGGAAAAAGCACACCGTCTTCTGGAATGTTAAAAGCAAAAACATCACCGTTAGCAACATCTCCTTGGAACAAAGTTGCGCTAGATGTATTATCTTGTAAAGTTATTCCTCCAGCAGAACCACCCGCATCTGAAACTATAATAATTCCTCTTAATCTTGTTCTTCCAGCAAATACTGCTCCAGTTGCTGTAACTCGTACTGCTTTTACATCACCTTTATTAGCCATTGTTTATCTCTCCTTATTGGTGTGGGTGAGTATCAAGATCACAATGTCTTGAAGTTTCTCACCCACATAATTATTAACTTACTGCTGCACTAAATGGTGTAACTAAGTTACCAGTACCACCTGATGTGACTTGTACGCCCCATCTGTTTGCACCGATCGCTTTGCAAGTTATGATTGATCCAGCCAATCCTCCAGATGTACTACCGTCTAAAGTAATAGTGTCCGAAGCAGCTGCAGTCATAAAACCTTCAGCATTATCGTTTGTATCCGTGTCAACGATGAGTGCATTACCAGTCATCGTGTCACTAGCGTTAGCAACTTGTAAAACGAAGTCACCAGTTTTAGTTGTTCCAATGTATATCT